CGGCTCGGGCGCTGGTCGCTCGCTCAACAGCCATTCTTGCGCGGCTTCGTCAAACTTGCAGATTGTGACAGCCGCGTCGAACGCTGGCGGTTCGATGGCAGTAGCGTTGCCCGGAATAAGGTACACGCCAGGCTCTAGTGGCGACTCGTAAGCGTCCGCGTAACCGGCGAATTCAAACGTATCCGGGTAATAACTGAAAACAATCATGTGTCGCTCCTTAGTATTTAACGCACGCCAAAAGTGCAGTGCTCTTCACTCGCGTTTCTGAACCACTACCCGATGAGCCCGTGTTACCTGCAGACCAGTTCGCAAGTGTGATGCTGCCGCCACTAGCTGCCGTCGTAAAGAATGACCCAGCGCCGGGAAGTGAGTGGTTGTGCGACGGGTATGCATCGGCCTGATAGCTACCAAACACCCGTCCGGTATCAACGTTCGCACCATTATCCCAACCGCGCGGCACCCTGCCGCGCATCTCTGTAACGTTGAACGTGGTCGAGCCATCACCCACACCAAACGGGCAGATAGCGATCGTCGCACCTACTGTTGTTGCTGTGGCGTTTGCAGAGAGCGTAATGGTGCTGGCCCCAACGGCCGTAATGGTTGCACCAGCAGGGATACCTGGGCCGCTAATCGGCATGCCGACCCACATAGCTTGCGGGCTGGCCACACTTGAAATGCTGTTACTGCCAGATGTAACCGTGCCGGTTGGCTGCGCTGTGATGGCGTTGAACAGTGTCGCGAACGTCGTCCGCGACACTGCTGCACCGTTGGCCGCCAAATATCCACTGGGTGGTGACATTGTTGCAAACAATTCGACCTTTCCAGGCTGGCTAAGCAAACTCGTCGCCTGACCCAGCGTCAGCGCGTGCTGGCTTTGCGTGGCGTTGGCCACTTGATCGGCGGCCCCGGTGCAGAACAGCAAGATGTAAGAGCCGCCGCCGACGGAGCTATTCCACTGAGCCCATGCCTCGCCGTTAGCAACAATTTCGCCACCCTGGAGAGCGGAGTGAGCGCCCCCGACGAGCGCCACGACACCAAGGCCATCATTGATTGTGCAGGCCCCAGTATTAGCGGTTACCGCTTTGAAACGGATGGGAACGCTATCGCTACGGGCAGTGATGGCAGGCGTAAAGTTGCACACATAAGCATTGGCCGCTCCGGTATCGACGGCAAAACTGCTCGCACTGACGGCATCCCGCAGTGTGGAGTCAAGCGCCCCCATATCCAGCCAGGCTGTATTCGCGCTGTTGCGCTTTTTCAAGCGATTCGTGCCAGTGTCAGCCCAGATCTGACAGGGGAATGTCGTGCCTGGCGCTCCCGCTCCGCTGCTTTGCGAGGCTAGCGCCTGCAGAGCGGCATTCATATCGGTTCGGAACGTTAGGCCAGGCCCATTGCCAACGTCCATATCATGCTCCGACATAGGTCAGTATCCCTTTGAGATGTAGTCGATAGAGCGACCCGACTGGGCGACTCCGCCGGAATTGCGGATGAAGACGGTGAAGCCGGTAGCCGTCTTTGCCGAGACGTCCAGGTAGTCGCCAGGGGAAAGCCCTTGCGCGGTAAGGCTGACAGCAGGGGTTGCGTTGAACGGCGGCGAATAGCTGATAACCAGCCCGCCCACGGGGACTGGAAGGTCATTTCCGCTATCAATGCGATCGGGCATGTCGATCACCACCTCAAGCTTGGAAACGTCGATCCAGTGCGAAGTCAGCTGGACAGATCCGCGCAACTGGAAGTCGAACAGGCGCGCGCGATAGTCGCCGACAACGAATGGCTTCCACGCCGACCAGACTGGTGGATCTGTGACATCCGAGGTTCGCACCCAGAGCGAAAGCGAGGCGCCGCTAGGCGGATCACCATCAATGCCGAGCAGTACATCGAAGTCCGCCACTGAGTCGATGTAGGTACCGTCGTCATACAGCGCGGCCTCTACATCAGCGGTCAGTCGGCAGTCATAGACGTAGCCGAGGTCCGTCGGCGCAGCGAAGCTGTACGTCGCCGACAGCAACGAGCCGCCGTACTTATCAATCTCGCCGAGCAGCGCATCGATATCCGTCACATCATCCACGAGCCCAGCACCCGACAGCTTCAGTACCCCCTCTGCAGCGGCTGCATTGACAGCCGCCCCGGTGAAGGCAGGCGACTCGGTAATGGTCAGTACCACGTTGGACGGCAGAGTTGCCTGCGCATCTGACCAGACTTCGGTGATAGGTCCGCCGACTCCCGAGGAGTCGACCGCACGCGCCAGGTACTTGCCCGGCAGCAACGCCACCACGGACGACGTTGAGCGCCCCGCTACCTCGATCAGCGGCAAAGCGGCGTCCCAAGTGGCAGAGGTATTGCGCGCATGACGAATGGCGATACTGCCGCCAAGCTTCACGTCCAGCTCTGGAACGGGGTCCCACGCCAGCGTTGCTACGCTGCTGATGACATCCAGTCGGAGGCCGGATAACGCCTCCGGCGGAGCCAGCAGTGCCTGAGCGGTATAGGTCTGGATCGATGCCTCGCCGGAGAGGCCGAGCACGGACTTAGACGTTACGCGAACCGACCACAGGCCTGAGGATGCAGAATCGAAGTCGATGCTGGGCGTCGACACTTCACCGACATACTCCCAGTTCCCTCCCGGCTTCATTACCTCGATCTGATAGCGCATCGCCCGCGCCGACTGGGTCCAGCTGACCGACAGTCGCGCGGCAGCCAAACCGGTGCCGGTGTCATAGAGCGATTCGAAGAACGTCAGCTGCCCCACTGCATCTGGCTTAGCCAGGTTGACGATGCTGGTCGGGTTGTCGACATCCGGTGTGCCGTACTCGACCTGGTTGAACTTGTCCGGGTCATACGCCACGGCGCTGATCGCGTAGGTGCCGTCGTCACCTTCGCTGATACCGATAACGCGAAACTTCTGCGTATCCAGTGCAGCTGTTGAGAACACCCATGGCGCCGTAGCCAGCGGTGCTGTCGCAAGCGGTGGGGAAACCGTGATCGATGTCGCGCCGGCTCCGACAGTAACGGCGGCACTCGCATAGCTGCCATCAGCCATAACCACACCGACCACGCCCGTACCAGCAAGGCCGATTGGAGCATCCAGCAGCAAGGTAGATGCGGTGCTCCCCGCCAGAAGCCGCCCGCCATTGCGCGCACCGGCCCGATTGGCATCAGCGACCTGGATGATGTCGCCCGGCAGAGGCAGCGCGCCGTCTGCACCGACGGCGAAGGTCACGGCCTCCGATTCGGCATACAACAGCCAGCGTCCCAGGCGTCGCGCCTGGCCGCGAGACGTGCAGCCGACGGCCACAACGTCGCTCTGCTGGATTCGCCCCCACTTAGCAATAAGGTCCGGACGCTCAACGATCTCGACCGATTGTTTGTATTGCTGAAGCGGATCGTTCCAGGTGACGGCCGCAACGTTAAAGCGCTGATCCGATGCCACGGACTGATAGCTAAAATCGCCGCCAACCACGTTGGAGTTGTTGAACAGGTATCGACTGGAGCGCGGCGCGTCCTGCACAGCGGTCAGCGTCCCGCCCGCCCAGAAGCAAATAGCGCGGAACACGGAAACCATATCGTTGACCAGCTTCCAGGCATCCTGCTGGGCGGTCAACGCCAGGTTGCAAGTGAACCGCGGCTCCATGCCGCCGTAGCCGTTCGGGACCATCACGTCGCAATACTGCGCAATGCTGTACAGCGCGTACTTTTCAATCAGCGTTGAGTCGAGCAGTCCGCCCAGCCCATAGCGGGTGTTGGTCAGCATGTCGTACCAGATCCAGGCTGGATTATCCGTCCAGGCGCGGACAAATGAACCGCTCCAAGATCCGGTGTAGGCGCGAGTGACTGGGTTGTAGTTGCTCGGTATCCTGACCTTCAATCCCTTGACCAAGAAGGCCATGCGCGGAATGCTGGCGAACTGCTGCGCATCAATGCTGACACCGCACAGCGCAGTATTTGGATAGCGCAGCTTTTCATCCCATATGAGCGTAAACGAATCGAAAAACGTTCGGTTTTGGATCGTAGAGCTGGTCGAATCGCCCCCCATTCGGGTTGCCCGGATATAACGCGGCAGGCCGCCAGATACCGGCAAACGCAGATAGTACGAAAACTGCGTGCGGCTCATGGTTTTGCCATTGATCAAAATGTCTTCGCACAGCTGATACCAGGCGCCGCTGCCAAGCTTAGCCTCCAGGCGAAAAATCGCCGAAGAGCCGCCTGTGTCGCCGTTTTGCGTATTCTGCGAGTACAGCTGCGGAACGCCGATAGTCACGCGGACTGCATCTGCATCGGTGTCGGTGATGGCGCGCTCGATGGGAACCCATCCTTTCATCTCGACGCCAACCGACTGCTCAGCCTCAAGTCCGGTGATCGGCATATAGCTCTGCCACTGGGTGCCGGTGCGTGTATCGATGCTGACGCTGGAAAAGTTGTAGCTGCCGTCGGGGTTCTGTAGCGGCACATCGTCGAAGAAGATCCCCTGATCCCCACCGACGACGCCTTCTATCTCGCCCTCGCAGATTGCATGCAGTACCCGCACATGCTGACGCGAACGTAGGCTGTCCGGCGCTTCTACGGCGGCGCGTGCTGAACCGCTACCACTTCCGCCGCCCTTACCACCACCGCCTTTGCGGCCAACAATGACTTCGCTCATGCGGGGATCGCCTCTGCCCAGGTGCCAATTGCAACAACGCTGGAGCCGACCAGCATCTTCCCGTAGATAACCGGCACCGGAAGGCCTTGCTGCGTCGAGTTGAAAGCGCCGTTGAACAGGTAGCTTGGCTTGTTCTCGGTG